CTAAACCATTCTATGACGCAACGCAAGCAATAACAACAAGAGATGCAGGAAAAGTTATGTATCCACAAACACAACGTGTTTATAATCTTGAGAGGCTTTCAAATAAACGATTGCAAAAGGCGCAAGCAAAAGTAGAGGACATTGCAGAAAAGAAACGTGCTTTTCAAAAACAAACAGAGTTACTATTCCCTGGAGAACATCTAGCCCAGTTGTATGATAATTATGAGATATATGAACATAGATTACACGATATTAGGGAACTTATAAGAAACCTAGCAATAGTTGGGGCCTCATTCCCAGTTACCTATGGTATTACTGAACTAGTTAATTACATGAATAACAAAGCAGAAAGAGAAGAACTAGAAGAGGACGAAAGACATGCAAAATGGATTGAAGAAAGGAAAAAAAGAAAGAAAAATAAAAATAATTAGTGAAAAATTTGGATATTTCAAAAATTTTACTTATCTTTGCACTCGCAAAAGAAAAAACTCGCGTGGGTGTCCTTGGTGAAGGCTAAGAGAGGTGATGGCCTCTTAGCGAGTTAAGAAGTCTTACTAAGGACTTTTTAAGGCTTCTTAATATTGGCTCTTGGTGTAGCGGCAACACGGCAGATTTTGGTCCTGCTATCTCAAGTTCGAATCTTGAAGAGCCAACTAATAAAGTTCATTATCCCAGATAGATGGGTAAAGTTGGCATTAGAGCTATAGGTATGTGCACATATAACCATATAGCACTTGCTGGAGGTAATAATCGAGTGGCCATAAAAAACAACCTCCCATAGGCTTAAGCTTGAATACATTGAGCAAGATGGAACAGAACTTTATAGGGTATGTAGTGTAATGGTTAGCACACTAGACTGTCTATCTTGTAGAGGGGTTCGAGTCCCACATATCCTGCAACACAGCACAATCTAACAGAAAAAGTCCACTAAGCACAGAGGTGTAAGTGGCAATTGGAGAGAGAACTCAGTGGGACTGGGACTAGTCTTGAAAACTATGGGAGCTGTAAAGGGCTTGGGGGTCGGGACCTCCTCTCTCCGCACTATGGTAACAATACTAAGGAAAGAGGGTTGGACGTTAAACCCAAATGATAAAGTGGTTAATGGCATACTTAAAATGATTGAAAATAATAATGGAGAATGCCCATGCCACAATGAAAGTAAGGATAGGCATTGTCCTTGTAGTGACTACAGAGAGAAAGACGAATGTCATTGTAGTCTATATGTTAAAATAGGGTAATGGCCTAATTGGTTAAGGCTCTTGCTTTGGGAGCAAGGGAGTGTGAGTTCGAGTCTCACTTACCCTACAGGTTACTCTAACCAACCTAGTAGATGACTTGGAGGTGAATAGAGGGTTTAGCTGCAAACCTAAAATGCAGCATTTGGAGAGGAGAAGCCTTGGGGAAAGGTCGCTTCCTGCTAAGAAGATGGTTCCAATGGAATGTGTTTCGAATACACCTCTCTCCGCTATAAGGGGTTATAGCTCAGCTTGACTAGAGCACTTGATTTGCACTCAAGAGGTCGTGGGTTTGAGTCCCACTAGCTCCACTATAAATTAATTATATGAAGTGGTTAATAGAAAGTAATAGGTGGAAACATCTTTTGTATGCTATACCCATAGGGTTAGTGTTTACAATACTCTGTGTACTAGGTGTAGCATCTGGTATGGAATTTAAAGACAAACAATGGGGAGGTAAATGGGATTGGTTAGATTGGTTAGCTACTATGATAGGTGGTTTAATAGGACAATCAATAACTGCACTTCTGGTTATATTATTGTCATAATGTTAGTGCCTAGCCAGGGGGCCAAATCTGGCACATTGCCTAGTAGCTCAGAGGAAGAGCATTTGTCTGTTAAACAAAAGGTCGAGGTATCGTAATCCTCCTAGGCAGCATTATAAGGATTATATTGGTATGTCTTCTAAAGGTTAGGAAACTAGTCTGATACACTAGTAATAGTAGTTCGATTCTACTCATACCAACTGTGTTAGTAGCTCAATTGGTCAGAGCAATGGGTTGTGGTTCCATTGGTTGTGGGTTCAAGTCCCATCTAACACCTCATAGCCTAGGCAAAGTAAGAGTCCCTGTATATCAAACTCTTACGGCTTCTTGGAGTGTCCGAATGATTAGGTGCTGGTCTGCAAAACCAGTTATGGGAGTTTGAATCTCCTCTCCAAGTCTAAATGAAAAATTATGGGATATATTTATGTGATAACGAATTTACTTAATAGTAAGAAGTATGTTGGAAAAACTACCACTACTATAAAGGAAAGATGGCAAGAACATTGTGCTGACAGCAAGAAACCCCGATGTAACAGAAGACCTCTTTACAATGCTTTCGCTAAGTATGGAATAGAAAATTTTAGAATTGAAGAGCTTGAATATGTGGAAGACAATAATCAGTTAGATAGTAAAGAAATATATTGGATTCAGGAACTTCAAACTTATGGATGTACGGGGTATAATGCTACCAAAAGAGGGGATGGAAAAGTATTATATGACCATAGAGAGATAATTGAATTATACCAGTTAGGATATTCTGTAGCTAAGGTTTCTAGAAAAATAGGCTGTGACATAACTACAGTAATAAAGGTATTAAAGGCAAATGGAGTAGCACTTAGAAACGGTTGGAATATGGTGGACCAATTTGATTTAGCGGGAAATTATATACAAACATTCGATTCTATAAATAGTGCTGTAGAATGGTTAATTGAGCAAGGATTAACTAGGAGCAAGGCTGCTGGGAAAAATATTATAAAATGTTGTAATAAACATAGAGCACACGCACACGGGTATAAATGGGTGTATAAAAATATCCCAGAATAGTCCAACACTGGAGTCTACAATCGTTCTTAAATTTATTGTATTATGGAAGCAATTACATTTCTTATGTATGGCTTATTAGCCTTAGCAGGTACAGCTAGTACCTTAGGATGTATGAGGAGAGGAAACTAACCTCCCTCATTCAAGGGAATGTGATTAAGAACATTGACACCTTCTTAGCTCAGATGGTTTAGAGCACTAGACTTTTAATCTAGGGGGCCAGAGTTCGAGTCTCTGAGGAGGTACTATTAAATTACTATATAATGTATTGCAAACTAAGAAATAGGGAATGTCCTAGTGCAGGAGAAGTAGTAATAGAAGAAGGAACAAAAGAAGTAATTACTGTGTGTTACAGAGTTGGGGGAAGAACAGCTTGTACATAAAAGTATCTAATGGGAGAATGGTGGAATGGTAGACACACTAGTCTTAGACGCTAGCACCTTATGGCGTGAGAGTTCGAATCTCTCTTCTCCTACTAAATTAAGTAACTTAAGACTGCTCTGTCCAAATTGTCATGCTTTAACTGATAATTACAGAGGTAAAAATATAAAAGGGAAAGTGGTGGAATAGCTAGACACGTCAGATTTAAGCTCTGGTAGCCATGGGGCTGTGCGGGTTGGAGTCCCGCCTTTCCTACTAAAAATAGCAAATAAATAAAAATTTATTGCAAATTATTTGGATATTAAAATTATTTTACTTACCTTTGCAAACACAAAATAAATAGTTATATGACTAAGAGAACATTAACAGCTGAGGAGTTACAATGGAAGGCAGAAGAAGATGCCAGAACCATAGAAAGGTACAATGAAATTATTAGTGATAAAGCTAGGCTAGATAGGGCAATGAAAGCTGCTAAAAAGCAAGTAGAAAATCTAACTGAAAGAGCAGCGGCTTTAAATAGGAGTATTACTGGCATTAAGAAGCAGAAGAAGTAATCATTAGCCCTCTTAGTTCAGTTGGCAGAACAACTGATTTGTAATCAGTATGTCATAGGTTCAAGTCCTATAGAGGGCTCTCTAATAAAGAGGATAGTACTAGTGTAAGACTCAACGTAACTTAAAGGCTTTGTGAAATATCATGTAAGTTTAGTCCTTTTGGGTACCGTATTACCCACCTTAGTTACCGAGGATGGCTAAAGGTAACAAATGCAGTAATGGTGTTAGTGGTAACATGCCTGCCTTCCAAGCAGGAGTGGTCAGTTCAAATCTGGTTTACTGCACAATATCGTGGTATGGAGTAAAGGCAACTCATCAGGCTCATAACCTGAAGCTCTCAGTTCGATTCTGAGTACCGCAACTAAATTCAGGAGAAGATGAAGAAATTAGATGCAATTATTTCACCTACTTTGGTGGGAATACTAGACAAACTAAATGACCTTACTGTACAAAAAGAAGACATAGTAAGCATCATACAGAACACAGAAGGTCAATATGTAGCAATATTCTATGTATAACATTATGGAAGAGAAGAACACAACACTAGAGGTTCTTGACACTCAAGAATCACAAGAGGCAGTAACTAAAGAGCTTACTAAGCCGATATCACAAGAAGAATTTGAAAAGCAGATACATCAAGCTGCTGTAGCTAACCATCAGCTAGTCATAGAGAACTTTAAGAAAGGTATTCTTCATTTAAAAGATTATAGTGGGGTAAGAAAGTTTAGGTCTATAAGAAGAGCTATCAGAAGAGGATTAGTATCCCTCTATGGAGATTTATATCCTAATAGACCATTCAAGAATATTAAGACCACTAGGGGTAGTGTCACATATAAAAAGAGAAGGTATTATGAGCAATTTACCCATAAAAACAGAAAGGTTGCCTAAGGAAGAATACAATAATGAACCTGTATACTTCTGTAAAGAATGCTTGTCACTCAAAGTAATGAATGTAGCAGGACTAAAAGGAGCTTGTTATTGTGATGACTGTGGTGGCACAGATATAGGAGAAACAAGCATAGAAGAATGGGAGCAACTATATAAAAAGAGACATGGTTTTATCTATTTAAATAGTAAATATTAATTATGGAAGAGAAGAAAAACAAGGAACAGAGTGCTAAGAAAGCACCTAAGCTAACCTATGAACAGCTAGAAGCATATGCTGCTCAAACTACAGAACAAGCAAAAAAGATTTTTCAAGAGAATCAAATGCTAAAGAGAGCTCTATATGAGCAAAATCTAAAGGAGATAGAGTTAGCTATTAAGTGCTTAGACCACCCAGATAAGTTCTCAGAAGAATTCATTAAAGCTGTTATAGCTAGAATTGAGGAAGTAATGAATCCTGATACCAATAAAGAGGATAAGGAACAAAAAGAGGAGAAATAGTATGGTAGAGACAGGAAGAGCTAATAATGCAATTAGAATCCCTACATCCCTACAAGGCAAGTTCTTTAGGATATGGATTGAGTATTTAACTCCTCTTCATAACCTAACTAATAGAGAAAAGGACATTGTTGCTGCCTTTATTAAAGCTAGATTTGAATTAAGTAAATCTGTATCAGATAGTGATTTACTTGATAGAATATTAATGAGTGATGACATCAAAAATCAGATTAAAGATGAGTGTGGTGTTTCTGATGCATTCTTTCAAGTTATATTAGGTAAGTTAAGAAAGACTGGTATATTAAGAAATGGTAAAATAAATCCTAAATTTATACCAAAAAGATTATCAGAGAAAGACCAATCATTCCAGTTGTTATTACACTTTGATTTAGATGCAGCAAACAATTAATAAATTAGCAAGAGAACTCAATTTACCTAGTGAAGTAGTAGAGAAAGTATACAAAGCTTATTGGGCATTCATAAAACAAACTATTGAAAAACTACCCTTAAAAGAAGAGGGAGAAGATATAGATGAAGATACTTTTAATAGGCTTAGAACTAACTTTAATATACCAAACCTAGGTAAATTAGTTTGTACATATGAGAGATATGTAGGGTTAAGAAAACTATATAAATAATATGATAAATATAAAGAGTATTAGGCCTATGGCCAACTATTTAGTTACTACTAAGGATACTTATACTGAGGAAGAGGCTAAACAAAATGGTCTTATGATTAAGACTGCTGGTAGTCTTAAGGAGTATCAGAAAGTAGTAGCTGTTGGTCCAATGGTGAGAGGAATACAAGTAGGAGACCTTGTATGTATTAATCCTAGAAGATATGCAATACATAAACACCAACCAGGTTCACTTAAAGATGGTGTTATTACAGATAATCCAGTAGTATCATATAATTTCAATGTAATAGATTTAGACCATAAATCACACCTACTATTAGTAGACCAAGACATTGATTTTGTTATAGAAGATTGGGAAGAAGAAACACCAAAAGAAGAGTCTAGTTTAATAATCCCCAAAACAAAAATAATTGTTTAACACACAGCCTACTAGGGGAAACCTTAGTAGGCTTTATTTTATCACTTATGTACACTATATATGTTCATATAAATAGAATAAATTATAAAGTCTATATAGGGCAGACTAAAAGAAGGGTTCAAGATAGATGGGGCAAAGATGGTAGTAACTATCTGAGATACCCTACGTTATTTTCAAATGCTATCAAAAAGTATGGATGGGACAACTTTCTACATGTGATAGTTAAGGAGGGGCTAACTAAAGAAGAAGCAGATTGCGTAGAAAGATATTTAATAGCCTATTACAAGGGAATAGGAGTCTCTTATAACATGACTGATGGAGGTGAAGGTAGGGTAGGAGTGAAATTTCCAAACAGATTAAAGTCTGTGGTTAGTGTGAGATTTAAGGGAGTCCCACTTACGTCAGAACATAAAGAAAAGATTAGTAAAGCACTTAGAGGTAAACCAAAATCTGAACTAGCTAAAAACCACATGAAAGGAAGAGTTGCCCCTAATAAAAGAGCTATATTAAAATGTGATTTGCAAGGAAATTCAATATGTAAATACTCATCAATAAAGATTGCCTCCATAGATACTGGTATTTTAACCACTCATATATCAAGATGTGCTAGAGGTAAAAGACCTACTGCTGGAGGCTACAAATGGAGATATATTTGACTATGATACAATTATTAACTTATGAGGGGTATAATATAACAATAACCCCAGAAGCATTGATGCTGGTCCCCTTCAGAAAAATATGGAAGAGAGATAAATCAGCCAAAAAAGACAGAGCACTTCTTGAGATTACTTTTGTATATTTTATTGATGACCCCAGAAGTGACTATCAATATTTAGTTGATAGAGAAACTAGACAGCAAGAAATCATAAAAGGGCTGGGGTTGCCCAAAAGTTGGAAACCTGACAAAGTGATAGAAGAGGCTTGTGAATTATATAGAAGTTTTAAGCCAATATCAGCTGGACTACTGGAAGACACAAGGTATGTAGTAAACAAGCTTAGAAAGGAGCTTAGAGACATGAACTTTGATGAGAGGGATGACAAGGGTAAGCCTGTCCACACTCTACAGTCTATTACAGCAACTCTAAAACAAATCCCTGGGTTAGCCAAAGACCTAGATGAAGCAGAGAGAACATTAAGTAAAGATATTATAGCTGAAGCTAAGGCTAGAGGTTCACAAAGTAAAGCATTACTTGAAGATGAAGATTAATGATATTTTAGATTGCTATAATGCTGCTTTAGAGGGGGAAAGAGAAGATAAAGGACTACCTAAAACACTAGGCCATTTTGTATTTTATACACATAAACACAGGGAATTTGGTCATATAAAGGCATTTGATGCTGTTCTTAGTTTTTTCAATGTAAATACAAAAACTGCTTACCCAGTAGTAGAGAAACAAATTACTGTCGCTTGTAAAATAGAACAAGAAGAAGAGTTTAAAGATAAGGTAACCAAATTAGCATTAAAAGACTTTATATGCTTGTTATCGCTGTTTCACAAGAATGGACAATATGAACAATTTGTTAATGGAGACTTTCAAGGATGGAATTAAGAGATGACTTTTATATACCCACTAATGAGTTTCAAACCGAAATAACTAAAAACTTTCTATCTACATTACCTGAAGAAGTGGTAGAACAACTATTAGACTTTATTCAGAATGTGCCATATATACAAAACCTAATAAATCCTAATAGGAAAAGAGCAAAAGACTTACCTAGGGATGAACAAGATAGAATAATAGTAGACTTAGAGAATCCGCATATATTAGAAGATATGGATTACTTTAGGCCAGCTGCTCTTCATTACAAAGAGTTTAACTGCTATACATTCCTAAGACCTAATCCTAATCCAAATAGTGAATACAAGAAGTGGATAGAAGAAGAAAAAAGAAGATGTAGAGAAGGTTATATAAGACACTCTGATGGTGAGTGGGTCACTGGTTATATGTACTGGTTTATTAACTATTGCCCTATTATGCTTACTAAGATTACTGAAGGTAAAAGAAAAGCAGAAAGGACAGAGGACTTTCCTGAAGTGTGGGAAGGAATATATTTAAGATTCCATTATCTACATAAAGCAAGAGAAGCTGGTAATCATGCTATAGAATTAGCTAGAAGAGGCTGTGGTAAATCATTTACTCTAGCCTCAATTATGGCTCATAACTTTATTTTAGGAGAGAATAGTGAAGTAACAAAGAAAGTAACTACAATACTTACTGCCTATCAAAGTGAATATTTAGCTGATAAAGATGGTACTTTGTCTAAGTTTGAACCTATGATTAACTTTGTATCAGAGAATACAGAGTTTCCTAGATTAAGATTAAGGAATTCATCTAAGGAAATGTTTTGGCAAATGGGTTATTTAGATGAGTATGGTAGAAAAAAAGGCTCATTAAATAGTGTTATGGGAGTGTCATCTAAGGATGATGAAGCCAAGCTTAGAGGTAAGAGAGGTTATATCTTTTTTGAGGAGATGGGTGCTTTCCCTAATTTATTAAGTATCTATGACACTGTTAGACATGGTATGGAGGAAGGTGATTATACTTATGGCTTAGCTTATTTAGTAGGTACTTCTGATGAGAAAGACTCTAACTTTGAATCAGCTAAAGCATTGTTGTATAACACAGCTGGTTATAATCTTTATTCTATAAAAAATGTATATGATAAACCTAAACAAGGTAAGCCTACTTTTGGTTATTTCTTTCCTGCTTATCTAAATAGAAAAGGATGCTATAATAAGGATGGAGTATCAGATGTAGTGAAAGCATTAGTACAAATACTTTTAGCTAGACATAAAGCTAAGTATGGTTCAGACCCTAATTCAGTATTAAGGGTTATTGCAGAAATGCCTATAACTCCTGCTGAAGCCATTATTAAGGTTAAACATGCTTTCTTTCCTGTTACAGCTTTAACAGAAAGATTACAACAAATAGACTTAGACCCAAAGGCTTATGATGATGTATATGTGGGTAATTTAATATTAGATGGTACAGAAGTTAAATTTAAGCCATCTAATGAGGAAATGCCTATTAGAAAGTATGGTGTAGATAACTCTACTAGAGGCTCTTTGGAAATCTATGAAATGCCTCAGAAGAATAGTACAGGAAAAGTGTATGAAAATAGGTATATTCTTGGTCATGACCCAGTAGATAATGATGAAGCAGAATCTACCTCACTTTCAAGTACTTTTGTACTAGATTTATACTCTGATAGAATAGTAGCTGAATACACAGGTAGAATGCCTTTTGCTGACGATAACTTTGAAATGGTGAGACTCTTGTGCCTTTTTTATAATGCTAAATGCTTATATGAATCAAATAAGAAAGGCTTATTTGCTTACTTTCAAAAAATGCGCTGTACTCACTTATTAGCTGATACCCCAGAGTATCTTAGAGACAAGCAATTAATTAAGTATAGTAGCTTCGGCAGTAACTCCAAAGGAGTGAATGCGATAGCGGCAATCAATAATTATGCTAATACCCTTATTAGAGATTGGTTGTTAAAACCAGTACCTACTATAATTACAGAAGATGGCATAGAGAAAGAAACCACAGTTCCTAACTTATACTTTATAAGGGGAAGAGCTTTGTTGGAAGAATTAATTGCCTTTGACCCAGTAAGAAACTTTGATAGAGTGAGGGCTTTAGGTATGGTAATGTTATATAGACAAGAAAAAGTGATTCTATATGGCCCAAATCTTAATGCAGAAGAAGCTGAAAGGGCAGATAAATCATACTTAGGTAATGATGATTACTTTAGTAGAAACTATGATAATCAATAGTAAAAGGGTGTGTAAGAATAAGTAATTTACTTTTATACTTGCACACCTTTAATTTTTTACTTATCTTTGCATAAAAATTAAGACATTGATGTTACAACATACAGCAAATACACACATTAACATTAAAACTGACAATGTTTATGTGGGCATAACTAAGTATTCAAACCCAATTGGAAGATGGGGAAGTAACGAAAAAAGAAAGACAGCATATGGATATAAATGGAGTTATAAATGAAGCTAAGCTAAAATATCATGGAAGTTTCCCACAGCAACAACTTCCAATGAGTAGGAAAAATAGGGTATGGAGAGTTGCCTGTGTAAACTGGGCAGATGCAAGAACTTTCTTTAACTATGCCCCAGTCAGAAATTCTGTTATACATAAAAGGATTAACTATGACCTCTTTAATGGTAAATTGCATATGCAAGACCTAGAGGTAATATTAAACCCAGAACATTTAAAAGAGAAAACTACTCCTACTGATATACAGCATTATCCAATCATTAATAGTAAGTTACAAGTACTTAGAGGAGAAGAGAGTAAAAGAGTATTTGATTTTAGGGTAGTAGTAACTAATCCTAATGCTATTTCTGAGATTGAAGACAACAAAAAGAATGTTGTGTTTGCAGAATTACAACAGCTTATGATGGACCAATCTTCTAGCGATGAAGAGTTCCAACAGAAGTTAACTAAGATAGGAGACTTCTTTACTTATGAATGGCAAGATATGAGGGAAGTAAGAGCCAATTGCTTACTTAATCATTATATTAAAGAATATGATATGCCCCTCTTATTTAATCAAGGCTTTATGGATGCTGTCATAGTAGGAGAAGAAATCTATCAATGTGACATTAGGGGTGGTGAACCTACTATAGAAAGAGTAAACCCACTGAAGATAAGGATATTTAAGTCTGGTTATAGTAATAAGATAGAAGATGCAGATATTATTATTATGGAGGACTATTGGTCTCCAGGACAAATAATAGATGCTTATTATGATGTATTAAGCAAGAAAGATATTGATTATATAGAATCTGCTCCTGATATAGTACCACAGACTGATGGTATGGGGCATCAAGATGAGAGAGCTGCCTTTGTTAATCATCATATGATTGATGACACAATAGTAGGCACAGATGAAGCTGGTATGGGCTTTTATTTTGACCCATTTGGTTTGTTCTCTGATGGTGCAGGAGACTTATTACCATTTGATACTAATGGTAATGTAAGAGTACTTAGAGTATATTGGAAGTCTAGAAGAAAAATTAAGAAGGTAAAGAGCTATGACCCAGAAACAGGAGAAGAGGTTTACAACTTTTATCCTGAATCTTATGTACTCAAGACTGAGCTAGGAGAGGAAGAAGAGATACATTATATTAATGAAGCTTGGGAAGG